GAAACAACAAACAGTGAACAAGATACAAAAATTTCAGATTTAGAAACAACAAACACAGATTTAATTGCACGTATTGAGGCGTTAGAAAATGCAGATACAACAGAAGAAGAACCATCAAATGATAATGGTGATACAACAGAAGAAGAACCATCAAATGATAATGGTGATACAACAGAAGAAGAACCATCAAATGATAATGGTGATACAACAGAAGAAGAACCATCAAATGATAATGGTGATACAACAACATAACAAAAAATGCTATAATAGGTACATACGATGTATGTATCTATTTTTATTAAGGAGGTAAATTATGGCGAGTGATTTTGTAAGAAATATCAAAGGTGTTAGGAATATAAACAAATTATCAAGCAATATCACAACAGAAAATGATTTAATATCAACAATTGATGGTGAGGTTTATGTAGTAACTAAAAAAGGTTATAAAAATATTACTAATGTTGAAACACAAGATTTCGAAAAATTAAAAACAAAAGTGGAAAATTTAAAAAATCAATCAGAAAATAACACAACTGATATTGATGGTTTACAAACAGATGTAAGTAATAACACAACTGATATTGGTACGTTAAAAACAGATGTAAGTAATAACACAACTGATATTGGTACGTTAAAAACAGATGTAAATACTAACACAACTGATATTGGTACGTTAAAAACAGATGTAAGTACTAACACAACTGATATTGGTACGTTACAAACAGATGTAAGTAATAACACATCTGAAATTGAAACATTGAAAACAACAACAGGTAACAATACATCAGAAATTAAAGGTGTCAAATCAGAACAAACAAACTTTGAAAATCGTGTTACGGACTTAGAAACATTCAAAGATGAACAAACAACAACAAACGAAGTACAAACAACAAAAAATGAAGAAATTGAAAAACGTATTAATACATTGGTTTCAAACAGTGGTTGGGAAAATTTACCCTTAACTGATGGTATTACAGCTTATAGTGACGAAGAAATACCTCAGTACAAAGTTTGTACCATTGGTGATACAACTGAAGTTAGTATAAGAGGTGCAGTAAAAGGTGTTACAGATAATAGAGTTGTTGTTGCTGAATTACCAATTGAAAAATCGTTATCACAACAACATGTATATTTACAACCCACATCACTAAAAGAAAATGTAGATGGTGAAAAAATTGCACAATTCATCAGAATAGCTATTAATAAAGATAAACAAATTGAAATTCAAAACTTCAGCTTTCCTAAAGAATATATTTCAAAAAATGATTGGTGTCCACTTAACACAACTTTTAAACTGTAACCAACTTCATAAATAATTATGGTAAATTCATGCTTCATTAACCAAAACTTTAGGAGGGATAATAATGGCTTATAAAACAACGGAATTTGTATTCTTTTATGATACACCGTTTACGGATTATCAGAATACCGTTCATTTTAAAAGTAATAAAGAACGTGATAATTATTTTTTAAAAGGGAACCACTTTAACGCTTTGAGTTATAAAAACACACCATTTAATTTTATTCGTGACCGTTCACAAGTGAAAGTTTATATGACTTGGGAAGAGGCACAAGGGATTAATTATTGCACGTTTATTTCAGATTTTGAAAATAGACGTTATTATGCGTTTGTCAATGCGATTGAATATTTAAACGATAAAACCATTCAAATGACGTTAGTGATTGATACCATCATGACTTATACACAAGGGAATGTGTTAGAAAACTTGAACAATGTAAATGTATTACGCCAACATTTACCGAAAAAATCATATGAATACATGTTATCAACATTAAGAAACAATGATGATGTATTGAAAGCGAGCAATAAATATTATGTTGCGAACTTTTTAGAACAATTTGGGAATAATTATGTTTTGTTTCAATCGTCGGCAGATTTAAGTAAAAATTTCGGCTCGAAGAAAGAACCGAACCTCGATAGTTCAAAAGGGATTACATATGATTTTATTACAAGTCCAGTGAATTTATATGTAATGACTTATAACGATTTTAATAACTTTATGGATAAAATGAGTAAATATCCGTGGATCACACAAAACTTTCAAAAAATTCAATTGATACCCGAAAAATTTATTGATAAAAAAGATTTAGTTAATGTAAAATCAAAAGAAGATATAAAAGGGCTTAAAACACTGAAAGACGGATCGACCTCGAACCAATGGACGCTCAACGATTTAACTGTTTCATTCGATAAATTACAATCATTTATCGGGGTATCGCAAGATGAGTTACGCCACCTAGTAAGAAATGAATATGTAACGATTGAGTTATACAGTTGGAACGGTGACGCCCTTTTAATTGACGCAGGTAAAGTCAGAACCGACACAGGTCTTAAATTCAGAACAAAATCTATTATTGGTTATCATAATGAAGTACGTGTTTATCCCGTTGATTATAATAGTGGAGATGTAGAACAACCGATCAAAGCAACGAACGGCAAAACATTGATTGATACAGGTTCATTCTTAAACACAGCGATGACGTTTGATAGTTTTGCTGAAGTGCCTATTTTAATTGATAACGGGATTTTAGGACAATCCCAACAAGCAAATAGAGTTAAAAATGCTGAAAGTAAACTCATAACTAATCGTGCAAAAAACATTGCTACTGGTAGTGATCCAAAGTCTAAATTTTATGATACAGCAAGTATTATCAGTAATATTTCACCGACACAATTATTTAGTAAGTTTAATGATGAATATGATTTTTATAAAGACCAACAAGCCGAATATAAAGACTTAGCATTACAACCACCTAGCACGACAAGCAGTGAAATGGGCAATGCTTTCCAAATTGCGAATAGTATTAATGGTCTAACAATGAAAATCGGCGTACCTAGTCCGTCAGATGTTGAAACCATTGCTAAATACTATTTGATGTTCGGTTATGAAATTAATGACCCTTACACACAAATTGAACCGATTGACAGCATGACCGTTTGCAATTATTTAAGAATAAATGGCACATACACAATTCCGGGAATTGACACAACACTCCTCGGCCAAATGAAAGCATTGCTTGAAAGTGGTGTGAGATTTTGGCACAACGACGGAAGTCATAACCCAATGCAACAAAATATTCAACAAAATAAATTTAGATATTAGAAAGGATTTTAAAAATGGCAAATAACGGAAACGAAATACAAGTTAAAATTGAAGATATGGAAGCATTTCAAAAATTTATATATAGTGGTGATATGTATCTACTTTATGCCGTGCTTATATTTATGAGTATAGATATTATCACAGGTTGGGCTAAAGCATTAAAAAATGGCAATTTATGGTCTACAAAGTCGGTATACGGTGCAGGGCGTAAAGTCCTAGCACTGTTCGTTGTCATTATCGCAAATATCATTGATAACGTATTAAACCTAAACGGTGCATTAGTTGTGATTATCATGTTCTATTATATCGCAACAGAGGGATTAAGTATTTTGGAAAATTTAGCAGAAATGAACGTACCTTTTCCTGAACAGGTCAAAGATAAATTAGAAATTTTGAAAAATAAAAGTGGTGATAAATAATGGCAGATTGGCATAATGGATTTCAAGTTTGGTTATCAGAATCTCAATCCCTAGACAACGCACAACTCGTGGCAAATCGGGCGCTTAAAAAAGGTTGGTCGAAAAAAAGCATTTGTGCATTGTGTGGTAATATGCGACATGAAAGTTCCGTCAATCCTAACATGTATGAATATGGTTACGCATGGGGGGCGGATAGAGGTTTTGGTTTAGTTCAATGGACACCACGTTCGAAATATTGGAATTGGGCGTTATCCAAAGGCTTTAAAGAAAGTGAATTACGTGACGGTGAGGCACAAATGGACAGAATAGACTGGGAGGCAAAAAACGGTCAACAATGGATTTCAACACCTAACTATCCTGAAAGTTTTAACGCTTTTAGAAAAAACACAAACAATCGTTCAATTAATTATTTAACAGAAGCGTTTACGTGGAATTATGAACGACCTTTAGCAAGTGCAGGGTATGAAAGTATGCCAGAACGTAAAGCCTTTGCTAAAAAATGTTATGATAAGCTTGATTTTTCAGGTAGTAGTGATGGTGGAAGTGACGGTGGAAGTGATGGTGGAAGTGACAGTGGAAGTGGTTCAAGTGACCCAATACTCAATTTAATGCAAAAAGCATTGAAATCATTTACAGAATTTTTAGAAGATGCTTTAACTTGGGACTTGCATAGTATTGGCACTGATAAATATTTTTCAAATAACTATTTTCAAATGATTAAAACGTTCAATAACACCTACCAACTGAAAATGAATGTACCCTTATTAAATGAATTTGATAAACTCATAGATAGTATCATGCCAGATAATAATGGTGGTAGTGATGGTGGAAGTAATGGTGGTAATGACAGTGGAAGTGACACAGGTTACGATACTACTGATTTAAAAAACCACAAACTCAACTTTAAATATGCAGGTAGTTATCAAGAGGCAGTAAACAATGGTTATCCATTCCCTAAAGAACATCATGGGAATGATTATGACTATATTTATGAAACGTTAAAATCACATGTATCAGGTACAGTGAACGGTAATGGTCAACATGGTTTCACTGTTAATGACGGTGGTATTGGTTATAACGGTGACGGTTCGGGTTGGGGTAATCGTATTGTCATTAAATTAGACGATGGTAGTGGTCGTAGTTTTATGTATGCGCATTTAAACCGTATGGACGTTAAAGCTGGTGACAAAATTAAAGTCGGTCAAACAATAGGACAAACAGGTAATACAGGTGAACAAACAACTGGCGCCCATTTACACGTGGAATTGAAAGACACACCCAAATCAAATGAAACAGATGGCACAATTGACCCTACACCGTTTATTAATAAACATGCGAAATAAACCCTTTGGTCTGTAAAGAAACCAAAGTGTTAGTGAAAACACCTTTTCCTTTAGGTATTAGGTGTTGACCACTATAACAACGTATTGTATACTATACTCAAGTTAGTTAGTAAGGTAGGACGATAAAAAGTATATGTTATCTACTCAAGCAATAGACTAAGTGTATCAATACTGTTGTGCCTACCTTTTAACTAATGTTTACGATCTCTTAACTTAACAGACACAAAATTTGTGTAAAACCCTTTAAAATTGTTTGGTAAACAAAATTTTACTTACAGCGCCCAACTGGTCATTGGGCGTTTTTTATGCCCTTTGGTCTGTAAAGAAACCAAAGTGTAAACGAAAACCCCTTTATCCTTTAGGATTTAGGGGTTGACCGTTAAAAGCATGTAGTTGCGCAATCTACATGCTTAAATCATCTGTTTTAACATTTCGTGACCTTGCTTTAATATATTTAAATTTGTACCATCTTTGAGTGGTTGTTTAACAGGAAATACATCTCTTGCAGAAAACGTACCTACTTCACTTTCAATATAAATAAAATCTTCACTTTCTTCATGGTTAAAGTCTTTTCTGATTTGTTCTAATAACCACTTTCTCTTTTTATTAATAATATTATTAAATTCATTAGGATAATCCACACCCTTATCTATGTTGGTTTTTGATGGATAGATACTTATCGTTTTTTGTTCGTTATAGATAGATTTATTATTATAAATCACAGCACCATCATAAAAATCATTTTTAATAAATGTTTCAAAAGATTGGTTCGTATTAAATGCGTTTTGAGGTATGCCTGCACTTGCGACATGTATTTCACCGTCTGAAACATAAGCGTATTTTTTATGGTTCAATACATACATTTTTTCAATATGTTCGTTCTCAACGTCCCACTTACCTAAACTGATTTTATCAAACATTTCATTAGGTAAATGTTTTTTAACTTTTGATTTTAAGTATAAACTATCGGTATCACAATATATAAAATTTTCATCTATTTCAGATTGTGTTAAATGTTTTAAAGGTTCTAACAAATTATAAAGTGATTGTGATGTAACATAGGTAGAGAATAATAAATTACGTTCGTTATTTTTATAACCATTTATCATGTTTTGTAAAAAACCATCTTCATCTAAACGAAATAAATTAAAATGTGATCGTAAAGCAGGGATACCATATAAACCATTAAGAATTACTTTTGATAAATTGATTTCCTCTTGTGAGTAAACCGTTTCATTCGGAATATCTGTGATATGATAATTGAAAGGGTCTTGCATATCTATTTTTGTTTTGAGTTTACCTTGCGTTTTAATAAAGTAGTTTTTAAATATAATATCCCTTGCCCCAAAATATTCACAATCAAAACTTACATAACTCATACAATAAACCGTAGAACAATCAATGCCTGTTAGTGTTTCGATTAATCTTAATGTGTTGGTATTAATGTTCACATATTCATCTTCATTATTGTAATATTTCACTAACATTTTACGTATGATTTTAGATTGTATACGATATAATATATCAAGATTGAAACTTGCTTTATCTATTTTGAACAATGTAAAACTATCATAATTACTTAAATCTGTTTCCACTTCAGTTTCCACTTCAAATTCTTCATAATCTGATAACCATGTAGGGATTTTTTCATTATACATCACATATGGATAACTACTATTAATATCAATGGAAAAACAAGGCTCATCAATCATTGTTGCGACATATTGGGGATTATACATATTTAAACCACCTCGATAAAAACCTTTGATATAATCATAAAAATTCATATTAAAAAATTCATAATTGGTATAATTAAATTCTTTTTTCTCACCGTCAACATATCGCTCATTGAGTAATTGAAAGCGTGTATGTTCGTTATTTAAGTAACTGTTCATGATATTCACACTAAACGTCATTTTTGAATAATCAAAACCGGGAAATATTTCACTATAATGTATGTGGGATTGACCTAAAATAATGACATCATTATGAATATAAGTCATCTGTTGATCATCTAATTTTTGAAAACATTGATAAGCGTAAGCGTAACTTTCCATATCTTCCATATCATATTCAACGTCAAATATATCATACTGAAAATCTGTTTTGAGTTGATCGTCAGTAACATATCCACTATCTTTCAATTTTTTACCTAATACATCAATAGAGGTTGTGGTTTTCATAAAATTGTCAATCACAACAAATTTAAACCCTTTTAAGAATAAAGTTAAATCTAAATTAATCGAGGATTTGACACGTTTTTCAAGTACAATGTTTTCTTCTTTGCTATCCGTTTTTGCCTCTTTCATATTAACTGTGTTTTGATTGTCTAAAGCGTTTTTCATGAACAAATTCTCAACACGTAAATCATCAAATAGATATTTCACATCATGCAATAAAAAGTGATTGTCATACTTATTACAGTTATGGGCAATCATTGATATTGATGTTCTTGATTTGGTGATTGTGTCTTTACGCTTTGCATATGCAAAAAACGTATTAAAAAATGCTTTAAAAGACGGAAAAACCTCAACATCAATCGTACCTTGATTGTTCCAACCAATGGCGACACTATAAACCACGTTTTTATATTTTGTTGGTTTTTTACGACCTTGTATTTTGTTATAGGTTAGGGTTTCAATATCCCAATATAAAGTTAAATTTCTTTGTCCTTTATGTGTTTGCATTGCCTCAAGTAGTCCCATGTGTTTTCCCCTTTAAAACGTTTTAAGAATATTTATTGACTAAATATTGTTTGGTCTGTTCAATAAAATTATCTTGGTGCATTTTTTCGTGTCGATCAAATTCTCGTAAACCGTATTTGCGATTTTCATGTGCTTTATGTTGTTTAATGAGTTTGTTGATATTCAAATCAATTAAATTTATATCTTGTAATATATATTGTTTACTGTATGCGTTGTCGAAATGTAAGTTTGAATTTCTGTAATATCTTTTTGAGTGGTTTTCTTTGTAATACGTTTCTTTTAAATAGGTAACGTTGTTCTCTACGTCAGAAACTTCCGTACAAAAGAAATAGTTTTCTGCATACGGTACAATTTTAATATTTGTTTGGTAATCTGTAAAATTATACATCACTTTAATAAATCGGTCTTGTGTTTTGATATAAAAATAATCACCATTTTTACTTATATGATTGCGTAAAGCGTCATCTGTTAAATTATACGTATTAAAATCAAATTCACCTGTTGTCATTGCATCATTATCACTATCAAACGCACGTGTATTTCTTTTTTCATTTGAATAGTCGTTTCTTCTCATTTCCAAATTGATTTTTCCGTACTGCCGTTTTGTGTTAATTGGGTGTTTCTGTAAAATATTAAATATATCTAAATTTGCAAGTAACGGACTTGAAAAATTGACTGCGTTACCTAATAAAACAATTTTAGGTATTTCTAAATAGGGAATATTACCATGATTACGGTCAATGCTATCATAAATGGTTTTCAGTTTATCCCATTCATCAGGTAAATAATCATATTCTAATGCAAGAAACTCATCATAAACAATAATAGGGAAGTCTTTTAAAAAGTTTGAATGGTACTTTAAGTCGGTAGCATCGTTTAAATCTGTAATAATTCCTATTTGTTTATCATCATAGAAAATTGTACTATATTCGTTTGAACGTGTAATAATTAGTTTTTCGGGTTTAAAATGTTTGAGTTCAATCGCAATTTTTTCAACAAGTTCAACATACGCTTTTCTTAAATCATAATGACGACAAATTAAAGTGAATTTTATATCAAATTCAATCGCTAACTTCATAAAGAATGAAATATAGTTAAATGTTTTACCATCTGAACGGTTTGAAATTGAAATAAACCAATCAATATCCTTATTCATTAAATCGTCCATCAATTCGATTTGGTTGTAATGTGTTGGTATTTGCTTACGAAACTTAGTTAAAAAATTTTGATAATCACGAACTAATGACAATCTATCATTTTTCATTATGTAACCTCCTATAATAAATTATAATATCGTCAATGTTTTTAAATGGTTTGATTGGTTTTTGGATGGTTTTTATAATAAACATAATTCCACCTCACCTTATTTGGTTGATTATATATATCAAAGTACTTACCTTTTTTAGCTGCACTTTTTTCAACATTTTTAAATTCATTATCCACTTTTCTAATATAGTTATTTATATCTGTTTGTTGTATTGATTTTTTGATTTCTTCTATAACTGTGTTACGGTGGTGAATACCCTCACTATCTCCTTTGGTATCTTCACCATTGTTTCTTGTGAATACGTCTTTAATATCGTCCAATCTTTCCTTATTTTTACCTCTTGTGAGCGACACAGCGTCAATATAACCAACTGATTTCGGCTTAGGAAAGTTAGGTAATACTTTTTCATAGTTTTTCCATGCACTCATATATTGTTGCTGTAAGCGTTCATCATCAAATTGGAAATTAAATTCACCTTGTGAAATTTTTAAATCTTTTTGTTTGTTCACTTTCGGTTTTTCTTTAGTTCTTGCTTTTCTTCTTGCATGACCCGTACGTCCAGTTTTTCTAACCATATTTTAATCCTCCATATCATCATATACTAAATTTAATTTTTTAAGAATAGTTGGGACGAATATTGATAGTATACCATATAAACAAATAAAACTTGTAACAATCACACCGAACATCATTTTATAACCTCCAATAAAAAAAGAGGGCGTAAGCCCTCAAATATAATATAGTATTTCATGTTAGGGACAAAACTAACAATATTTATAATAAATATGTCTATTTTTTAGAAAGCAAGGTTTTCATCATGATCGAACGCACGACCTTTTGTGTCGTCTTTTTCATTTTGTTCGGTACTGGGTACTAAATTGATTGAATAGCCTTTTCCGTTTTCACCATTATACTCATAAATTTCAAATGCTAATTCACGATTATTGATTGCCTCAATGACTTCTTCATCTTGTCTTAATTCTTGTGATAAGTCTAGTAGGTGAGGAGGTAAGTTGACTTGATAATCGTCTGTAATAAACACACCTTGATCGCCAAATTTACCTTTAGTGTTGATAAACACTGCTAAAATTGTGTAACGTGCTTTTGGTTGTTGTTGGTATAGTTCCACAAGTTTTTTAAATTCACGTTCTTTTTTAGGAAAATCAAATTTTGGTGCTACATTTTGATGTTTTTTGATAATGTTATTAATATTTGTCATAGTTAATCCATCCTTTAATTGTTTTATTATAGTTTAATTGCTTTTAAATCATCATATGTGACATCTATTTTTTCAGTGTCACGTTTTACAGCTATTACACTGTGCATTTCAGGTACATATGCTTGTGCCTCGCTCATGTTCATTCTATATTGTTGTTTAGGTATGAAGAAATCATACAACTCACCATCATGGTTTTCACAATAAATCTTGTATCCTTTAACCTTAACTTCAATTGTTTCCATGTTTACACCTCCTTAATAGATTGATACACCATGTGTATCTCTAAATGATTTATGAAAGTTTAATTGGTCGAAACCATTCTCACCAACAATTTCTTCTAATAAAGATACTTCATTATCTGTATCGTTGATATATTTTTGTGACGCGTCATTGTAATAATTTAATAAATAATTACTTGCTAGCATTAATGAAGTACCATTATCGAAATTAAATGTTGGATTAAACTGTTGTAATTTGAAGTATAAATTTACTAGATCACTGTTGTTATTTATTTTCAAAACTTGATTAGCATTAATTGCATTATAGAAATAACCATGTTCCTCAAAAATATTAATAAGTTCTTCAGGTTCTTCATATGATGACCAATCTTCAGTTGATACTTCATTATACAACATTTCACATTTATCAAGAAAATCATTGTAATCAGTTGTTGAAAATTTTACATCACCTAATGTAGATAACGTGTGAAGTTTCATTTTGTTTACCTCCTCGATTAATTTGTAAATTAAGTATAACATAGTTGAAAGTTAGTTGCAATAAAAAGTTTTAATTAATTTGTTAAGTTGTTACTAACTCGACTACATTTATTATTGTAAATCATTTTGAGAAATATTGCAATACTTTTTTGATATTTTATTGGAAACTTTTTTCGTTTATTGTGTAATTTTTCAAGGGAGGGGGGTGTGAATTTTCACAGAAAAAAAATCCACATA